GGCAAGTACGGACTGCTTTATGGTAGCCGATACGCCTGTTGTAAGGAACTGGTTTATACCGCTCCCAAAACGCACTGTTACCTCGTTTGTACCCTCGAGGAACATAACAAATTGTAATCCGTCAAATACCACCGAGATATGGCCTACAGTAGTAGGAATAAAACTGTTCGACCAACCAGTTGTTACATCAGTTAAGGTCTGAACGATTGGTTCATATGTGAGAACGGCAGCTGTCGAGCTAACGGCAACAAATAGGTTTGTATTAGAGGAGCTAACGGCTATTGAGTTAACCCCTGTAATTGTTGCAGCGATAACCGTATTAGGGCTTATTGGTACACCGCTGTGATTTAAAATAAGTCCACTTACTCCACCGCTATCGTTTGTATAAGCTATAAACGCCGTGTTGCCGACCTCTGAGATATCGAACTTCAGGTTAGCCGATTGAAGCAGATCGAAGGCAAGAACTTTTACCGCCGGGGCTGCCGGACTAAGCTCGGGTATTACAATAGCCTGTAGCTGATTAGTTAATACATCAGCGTAAACAACAATGACATTACTGCCCAAACAAGTTAACTTTGCCACATATAGCGCATCGGGTATAACCTGGCGACTGATAATTACAGTATTTGTAACAATATCGGTTACCGTGTATAGAAACTGTCCAGGTTCGGCCCAGAGGTGTACTTGAGTGCTACCGACTGTGCAAATACTCCCATCGGATTGATTGATCAGCTCTGACTCGATCGCTGTTTGCTTAACGTTGATGTTATCGAAGCTGCCACGCGATAATAGCTTATAATCGTTCTCGCGTTCGGTAACTGAGAACAGTTCTCCCTTGTCGGCGATGAGTAGTTCATCTTTGTGAGAGAACATCGAGGTGTTAGCACTTAACTTTTGACCGAGCTGTAGTTTGTCGTACCCTTTCCTTGTTTCGTAGCCGGAAATACCGCTTGCCGGGAATACAGCGTTCTCTAGGTCGGCAGCTGCGGGAGGTTTTAGAAGGCGTTCATTGGTCTTAGTGTCGATACCCAGGCCGATAGGAACTTCTATTGTTTTCCATTCGAGGGTCATTGTTAAGCCTGTGTGTAGCTAACAACGGCAGATTTAATTAGAAACTGTTCGCCGACGTTAAAAGTTGTTACGTTTATTTGCAGTCTTACGCCTTCATTGTTAGCCGGGGTTACCGGCAACGCAATTACCTTTAGGTTGTCGCCAATGGTTGTGCTCAGTGCGTAAGTCCCGATAACAACCTCGGTACCTAGTATGTCGTTATAGACAATAAGTGATACATCACCAGAAACGATAGTGCTATCGTTGTTCCTGGTTGAAAGAATTATCGACTGTATAGTCTCGCCTTGCGTTGAGGGTATATGCATGTGGGCCCGCATTATGGTACCAAGGTTCAGTGAGTAGGCGTGCCAGTTCGTGGAAAGAGTGCTTGTATTTGCGCTACCATGAAACGATATACAACTGCTTCCACCCATTATAACGCTAGTTCTTGGGCTATACTTTACCGCGGCCGAGTAAACATTTATACCTGCCGGGGCTATGATCTCACCAACAGAGTAGACCGAGGAAGAGCAGGTCAACTGCCCTGTTACGTTAGCCGTACCAGTTACATCAAATGTACCGTTGGTAAAGACGTCGCCAGTAGTGGTGTTACCTGAAATTAGTACTTGCCCTTGCAAGGTAGACGTCCCGGCGACTGAAATATTAGAGCTAAAAGCAATATCGTTTGCAACGGTGTTATTGTAATCGAGCGCGCCAGTAGCGTCGATGCTAACGAGTGATTTGTTAGCTGGAAGAGCACCGGGAAGCGTTACGCTGTGGTTACTTCCCATTGGATCTACTTTTAAGGTTAGATCATTAGTAGAACCGTCGTGTATACGTACTTCGCCAACCCGTATTGGTGCGTATGCATCGGAACCAGAACCATTCTTAGCGTTGTAAGCAAAACCGTCCCAATCGAAGATTACGCCATTGCTGCCGTAGGTAAGCCCACTATTACCTAGTCCGGCAAGCGATGCCGAGTTAAGTACGCCGTTAGCCGTGAGCTGTACCTGGTTGCTAGCACCGTCGACAACCATTAGCTCGCCAGTAGCGCTGAAGTAAACCGAGTTATTGGCGGTTATGTTGTTCTTCTGCAGAAAGCTAACTGCCGAGGCTTCTTTTATGGAAACATCGCCAAGAAGTACATTCGTGCTAAAATCAACAGCTCCGACAGGAACTTGTGCTTCGATTGCATCGACAATCTTAGTAATCTCGGCGTTGAGGTCGGAGCCCCATGTACCGCTGTTGCCGCCTTGCGTCGGTAGTATAATTCCTAGTGAAGATCCAATTGCCATAGTGTTTTAATATATCCAGACCTTAATAACAGTCTTGTTAAATGCTCGTTTGCGGCGAAGTTCGGCCCAGGTAATACCACCGGAAAGGCTGAGGTTTCTTATGATTTTAGCGCTACTAAAGCTAGAAGCGATACTTGTTACGGCCGGTAAAGTAGTCACTGCTTCGGAAAGCCCAATGAAGCTAGTTAAATCTAGCCTATAGTCAAACATTGCTGCCGAATCAGCTAGCCTTACAACTCCGGCCGCCGTAGAGCTACTTGCGCCGAGCGGAACACCGCCGTTTACGCTTAAGTCTAGCGGACCAGTGCTAACACCGACAATTCGGTAGTAACTATCACGTTTGCTATTAACCGGTACTGCAAAAGTTCCGCTAGTACTGTATTCTACAAGCTCTTCGCGTGCATCGACCGAGAACGTTGTGCGGTTCTTGCCTTTCTTTATAATCGACAGTTCACAAGGAAAGTCGAGGGCAATTGCACCGGTACAGAATTTATCCAGAGTGAAAGTGCGGTTGCTATCGAGCGTGATGGTGTGTTCGGTCCCACCTGCGGTAAACGGGTTGCGTGTTAAGCTATTGCTCGATAACTGCTCTGTTGCAGCTGGTTTCAGCTCTCTGTTTTCTGGTGTATTATCGATCATACCTTCCCCAGCGATACGAGGCCGGATCTATGTAATAGTTCTTTCTGCTATCGTGGACGTGACCTGCGTCGTCGATCGAACGTGCTTCGGCTGCGGCATCGAGGTCGTAATCTAGCGCTTGCATGCTCTTGCGGAGCTGTACAACGCTGCTTTCTTCTTTTATTCGTGCATCGATAGCCATCCCTAATATAATATAATCCTCGAAGCCGGCAATACAAATAACCGGAAGTCCGCCGTCGGTACCATCGGTTGCATACTTAGGTGGCGCGACTGTATAGCGGTGTCGACAAATCGAAGAGCTATCGGGTGTAGGAATAAGTCTAATAACAGGAACACTCGGCGTGCTTGGGTTATAGCGAAAGCTGTAGCCTAGTGGGATGCTTGGTACAGTTTGCTGTAGGCGGTGTTCTTCTTCGCCGACAAGCCTCGGTAACGGTACATAAACACCCTGCGTTTGCATCGTCTGGTAATCGACGCCTGCGGTTCCGTAGTAATCAGGGTTAACTACGAAATCGCGGGTTACGCCATCACCGATTAAAGTTTGTTCGGTAGTATAACGGTCGGGATCGATAAGGAGTAATTTGTTCCAAAGTCGAGCCGTCCAATTGTTCAATAAATTATACCATTCGACATCAGTTATAAATGCCGAATTTTCCATGTCGGCCCGTTGCTTGGCCTGTATGAGTATATCAAGTGCTGTTGCAGATCGGGGCATGAATTGGTAATGCCGGGAGTATTCCGCCCCCGGCGATCGGTTTTAGTCGCTAAGAACGGTATCAGAGCAGAAAAGAACAAACTTCAGAGTACCGATAAAATCAGTAAGCACTGGAGTTGCTAGGTCGTAAGTACTGAAAGTTCCTACGCCTGTAGCGGCATTGTAGCCTGTCCAAACTGCGTTTTCAAGGGGTAATTCTTCCTCGACATTGATAACGCCTGTTAGAATGTTACGTGGCTTAGCATCGGCATCGAAGGTTACCGTGTAAAGACCGGCCCCGATATTAGCTATCGTGAAACTAACACTAGGGTTAGTAGAGGTGATGATTGCACCGTTAACCTCGGCTGTGAATGCCGTTACATATAAACCGGCGATGTTGCTGCGCATCGGTCCGCCGGAACGACGTTTTAGACTAGATACTGCCATTATTAAAATGCCTGTGGAAGTCGAGCTACGCCGTTACGCCCAGGAGCGGTACAAGCAAGGTTTCCCCATAAACGGTAACGGAATTCGATCTGATCTGCATCGGCTACGCGAAGGCGTGCAAGTCCATCGTCTTCAACAAGGTGTGGAAGAGAAAGCAAGTGATGGAAACGGAAGGTAGTTGCATCGAGCAAGTAGCAACGATCTTCGGGGCAAGCTGGGTCGCCAAGTACTTCTACCGGGCCGGCAACGGTATCGATAACAACACCACGGAAGCCACCTTTGCCGATTCCACCTGGATCACGCGTAACTTGAGTATTAAGCTCGAGTGCGAATTGCTTAACCTGCATGGGAGCCATGTAGCAAGTAAGGTTAGAACCACCGCTGTAGGTAATCTTAGCAGCTAATTCTTGGATAATCTCTTCGTAGCTCATGCTGGTATCGGAGAGGCGATGACCGGCAAGGTGCATAGGATCGACAGAGCGATCAATTCCAAGGAAGTTTTCCCCGGCAACAGGTGCAACAAGGGGAATCCAAGATGCAAGCCCTTCGAATGCTTGACCGAAATCACCTGCGTTGAAAACGAAGTCGTTAACAGCTGCAGCGGCAATAAGGGTAGTTACATCAACGGGAGCTCCATCGGGTACGTTCGAGACGTAAAGGAAGCCGTTGTCGAAGTCGATTCGGCGAATATAAACAACAGCTGCGTTAGCAAGCGTGCCGGTTACACCGTTAGTAGGATCGAGGTTGATAGCTTGACGAAGTGTGAAGTTCACAACATCGGATTTGAATTTAAGGCCAATACGATCGAGAGTACCGTCGCCATTAGCGATAGTAGCGATCTGCCCAATAGAACCACCGGCATCGCGGTAAAGCGCTACTGCAGTTCGTTTTTGCAGCGTCTTAAGAACGTTGCTTGTTTCACGTTGAAGTGCGCGCAACCAAGAGCCCATGTCGTTGCGAGAGGCGTGCTGCGTTTCAGCATCGAGGCGCCCAGAAGCGTAATCGCGCTTTCGCTTAAGGTTGTACTTAACCGCGGAGCTAGGGTTACGGTTTACGGCAGCTGCGCCAACAGCACTGGAAAACGTACGACTAGCAGTAGGGTGAGCGTGTTCAAGAGGTACGTCAATTTGAGTACCGACAAAGTCGTCTTTTTTAGCGCATTTAGCAAGTAGAGGGTATTGCAATTCCCATAAGCGTTCAACCTCGCGTTGTGGTTGAAGTTTCTTCATTAAGTCGACAAACGAGCCGCCTGCCGCAATTCCGTTAATATCTTTAGTCATGTTAGTTTACCTGTAGTTTTCCCTCATCCACTGCAAAGTACTGTCGAATAAGGCATCTTCGCCCATCGGAACTTCTTTTGCCGTGCTTCCGGAAATATTGTTAGAAAGTGTTGGTGTTTCAGTGATTGTTTCTTCTTTTGGCTTACTAACGGCCACAGGTTGGGTTTGTTCTCCGACTACTGCCTTAAAACGGGCTGCTTGCTTCGATACTTCTAATTCGATCACTTGCGCTACCTCGGTTGCACTAGGATATTTGCCTGATTGCTCATGCATATGGTCGGCGACTTTAGCCATCGCCGCTAGTGTTCCTTCGCTATCGTGTTTTACTTCGTTAGCAAGGAAAGGTAGATCTGCCGTAGGAATGTCGGATAGAAACCCACGGTATTGGTTTAAAACTAAATTGTTCTGTGCTTGTATTTCGCGCAGCTCCATATCGGCCTTCATTTGAGTGAACCGCTCTTCGGTTGCGCGCTTATATTGCTCTAGGTCGGACTTACCAACCTTATCTTTTAAATCGTCGGGTGCTTCATCGCCGAGGTCGGCTGCGTAGAAGTGCATAGCTAAATCGCCTACATTCTCGATGCCGTTATCTTCGATGAACTGTTGCGGATCATTGATCAGCGATTGCAATAGATCTGATTTTGCTTTAGTTACTGCCTCGTCGATAGCTCCTTTAGCAGCCTCGACCTTAGCTCGCTCCTCGCGTTCGATCCTGGCTCGCTCCGCAATTTCAGGGCTGAGTTGCGCTTTTTCAGTAGTCGTAGCATCGATTTGCGTATCTTGCTCTTCGACCACGGCTTCTTGGGCTTCTGGTTCGGGCTGCTCTTCGGAGCTCGTCGGTGTTTCAATCTGGGCCTCGCTTTCACTGTTAAGTGAACTTAGTATATCAGAAATCACGGCTTCGCTATTAAATTCTTCGCTCATAAATCGTTTGTTCTCGCTAGGTAGAAAAGGGGTATCTACATTCCCGGTAGATCAGGAGGTAACTGCTCGTTCGAAGGCGCCGCCATTGGATCGGCTCCATTTGCTACGTCGGGTTGTCCTGGTTGAGCCATCTGCTCGGGAGGCATACTAGCCTGCACGGCTTGCTCTGTAAGGGTTTTGATATTACTAATATAAGTTCGAATGTTCTCGAGGATCTCATCGGGAACGTTATCATATTCGCTTTGAATATTAAGGTAGAGCAGTTGTACTCGGCGGCTTAGAAGGTTTAAGTTCTGAAAAGGTTCTGGTGTGATGTTCTTTCCTTCTAGTAAGTCCTCTTCGACCTGTTGTGCGTTCTTTACATCAGCGGTAGCTAGGTTGCTGCTTGCTTCGAGGTCGGGATGCCCTAGTAGGTAACGTACCTCAGTCTTGTCGAGCTGTCCTACCTGTGCAAGCTCGGTAACGGCCTGTAATCGAGCACTAGGCGACATCGAGAGAAGGCTGGCGGGCTGAATATCGAGTGAAAAGCGATCTTTATCGATATCTACCTCGGACCACTCAATCTTTTGGATAACTGTAGCGTTCGGGAAGTATGATTTAAGATTAACCTTCTTATTTTTGTACAAGTCACGCGCAACAGCGATAATCTTCTCGCCGATCTGCGTTTGCATGCGTTCATAACGCTGTGATTGAATAACAAAGCGGCTTGTTTCAATGTCGGAGAACTCACGAAGAGCTACAGCGCTCTCCAGTCCGGCCGGCTTCAGGCTTTGGGCCGACATCTGTGAAATCCCAGCAAATTCGAACCCGGAACGCTTTAACTGCTCCTTATAGTTGTAGATCTCGGCATTTAAGGCCGTAGGTGTGTAAAATGTCGGTGGTTTACCACGGTAAGGGATGATAGCGCCAATCTTATTATCGATCTGTACCTTTATACTCTTACTTGCCATGTCGACAAAAACACGCGGAACCGCGATTAAGTCCTGGCAACGCTGTATAAAGATATTTAGCTGATTGATCCTAGTTTGGATACCGTTCAGATCTCGTGCTAACCCTAGGCCGTAGAAACCGCTAATAGGTAAGCCATCCCAGCGGAAGAACACAAAGGGAAAGTTCTGCTTGGTATACTTCTCTGTGAAAAGAAGAACACCATTGCAAACAATGACGTGCCGTTGGCCTAATCGCCATCCTTCGATAACGACTACTTGCCCTTCGGGAATTTCTTTGCCATTCCAGGTGCGTTCATCGGAAGCCTCATCGAGTGCCGCGGCGTATTTCGGGAACAAACCCTTCAGCACCTCTTTATCGACTAGTTGTCGTTCGAACATTTCGCGTGGATGGCCATCGATTGCGCTGCGTTCATCGACGATAATGTTGCTAATTAGCTTACGTTCAACCTTGATACGGTTCTTTTGGTCAAAAACCTTTAGTACGCCAGTACCAAAGATGCAAGCATCGCGGAAAACAAGCGGGCCTAGTTCCCATGTATCGGCAGATTTCATTTCGCCGTAGATAAACTTCTCTAGGTTGCGCGCTCGCCTTTGGTCGGTAAAATCGGCACCGTTCGTAAGAACACGTACTTTAACTCGGTTCTTAGCAATAATGCTGGCAGCGGTATCGATAACGCTTTTAACAACGTTCTCGGTAACAAAGTTCGTATCGAGCTCACGGGAGCTACCTAGGTCCCAGTCGAGACCCATTTCGTCGCGGTTACTATATGCACGGGCATAGCGTTTCCACGAATCGCGTAATCCATCCTGGTCGCGTTCGATCTCAAGAACTGCCTCGATAATAGTGTTGCCAATATCATCAGGGTTTATCTTATCGGAATGCCAGGCACACTTCATGTCGCAAAGCAGTTTGTCGATAACCGAGTGCATTTCTAGTTATTACCTTCGGGTGCGGAAGAAAAGGTAGCTCCGGTGAAGTCTACTTCAAAGTCGTCGTCATCATCATCATCTTCGAGTGGAATCATTTCAGATATCCCGAAGTTCACTAGCTCGAGTTTTATATCTTTATCGGCGTAGGAAGTAACCCCGTAAGCCTGCAATAACGATAGTAAGCGTTCTAATTCCATAATTTGTCTTTTTGTTCGCCGTCGAGGGTGAAATCTTCTGAAACGGCATCAAGAGTATTCTTGACTTGGCCGTTTTCGTATTGAGCCATCATGCTTTCTAGCTCTAGCTCGTCGAAATTTCGTAAGTATTCAGGCGTTCCTTCGGCTGCTAGAGGGATAGTCGCTTCCCAAAAATGGTGGTAAGCGTGTCGAATAAGGTAAAGGAAGGCATCACAACAGTGATTGTCGGTTCCTTTGTTCTCTTTCTTGTAGGTTTTGTCTTTCCACTGAAGGAGCTTCATTTCTGCCGCTAGGTGGCTATCGGGTAGAAGCTTAATACGGCCCGCCTGTAGGTCGGAGTTGACCATGGTAATATGGTCGAGCTTGTCGGTCTTAACGGCCGCCTCGAAGGCTAAGCCATGTTCTCGGAGCGATTCTATGATTGTCTTACCTAACCCGCCTGTATCGGCGATCATAGCGTTTAGTTCAGGAAACTTCCGCATTACTTTGCGAACTTGTTTCTCGATCCGGTCTACTGTTAAGCCGGGTTCTTTCCATTCATAGACCTGGTACATATTCGGATCCGTGTCGGAGAAGGCCGCTACCACAATGGCGGTTGAGTCGTTGTAACCTAGATCGATACCTAGGATGTACTGCCATTCATGTTCGGCGGGAAGTTTGCCCGAGTAGACGTTTATCTCAGAACAGAAGGTGTAAACCGTGAGTGAATCCGATGGGCACCAAAGCCCTAACCATTCTCGTTGCCAAGAAGGATCGGTGTCGGGTATTCCCCGGTTTTCCTTAGATTCGAGTGCAAGCTCCCAGATATGCGGCATTGCAACATTGTGTCTGGTATGCCACGAGTGAAACGACCAGTTCCAGCGCCATTTGTTAGCTTTGAACAGTTCACGTTCGCCGTACGGGCGTGGTAGTTGTGTTCTACGCTCGACTTGCTCGGAAGGTACATAATGTGAGGTAGCCTCGTAGAAAGGTCCGTTAAGTACGTTACCGGGCGTTCCGATAAGTGCTATAGTTCCAAACCGATCCGATAGGGCCGGATCTAGGATTTCCTCAATTAGCTCTTCGAGTACTTCAGGTGAAAATGACTTACACTCGTCGATAACGACTAGGTCGAAGCTTTGCCCACGGAACTTTTCGCACTCTTGGCGTGTTTCGCCTCCCATGAACTCGATTAGAGAACCATTGGGGAATGTTGCTGTTAGGTTTGTTTCGTGGAATTTGAGGTTTAGCTCGAAATCGTCGTTGAACGTCTTAAGTGCTCGCCATAGGTTCTTCTTAGCTTGGCCACGCGTTAAACAGATGTACTCGATCGTACTACCAGGAGCTTTTAGCGCCTTGGTTGCCATATGCACCAAGCAAGCGTAAGACTTACCAGAACGACGTGGGCAAAGAGCGGATTTACGTCTTGAGCGGTCTAGTATAAACTGGCGCTGCTCAATGAAGCACCGAGTTAGCATAGCCTTAATTCTAGCGGCTGCGTTCTCGGCTTCCGACGTGCTGGAAGACTTCGATAGGCTTCCGACTAGGTGTTTTAAGGCGATTTCGTTGCGACCTTAGACGAGGCTTTCGTCGCTTTTGTTTTAAGTTTGCTCTTCTTGGCTTTTTCCGCCTTTTCCGCCTTTTCGGCCTTTACAAGTTTAACCGCTTCGGCCTTGGCTCGTGCCTTGGCTGGACCGCTTTTCTTGCGCCCGGAAGGCGTATCGTGCGAGTCGGGTGTGCCGATTGGCTGGAACTTTGGAACGCTAGTCTTATAGACCTGTGCACAAGCAACCGACCCACGTTCGATAATAACCGTGTTCTCTTTTCTTGTCCCTTCGGCTGGTTCACGCACCATTACGTAGAAGAGTAGTTCTGTATCGAAGTATAGTTCCCGGCAATGTGAACGTAATACACTTTGGCGTAAGCCTACACCGCTAATACGTCCGATGATCTCAATCTTTGATAATTCTATTCGCATAACTCGTTCCTTACAATCGAAGGTTTGTAACGTCCACCGCGTTTCTTTAGGAACTTTCGCCCTAGCGCTGTATTGAAGGTGTAGTTGAATTCCCCCGAAGTGTCGGATCCGATGAAATTTTCAATTAGATCGGTACCAACACCGGTTTTTCGGAAGTCTTGTTTGACGTAGATATAGTGCAACGCTGTGCTGCCTCTCTCGGCCGCTGTAAAGCCTAGTATCTGGTCGGGGTAGTCTGGGTTAACCGCAAGGGTTACAACACTACCAGCGCGCTTTAAAATGCGATCTAGGTAGGCCTGGTAAACACGACGGTATATAGCGAAGGGTGTTACGTCGGCGTGGTTCTTATAACTACCAATCCACGACTTATAAACAAACCCTACTTCCGACTTGTTAGACATGTCGAGCTCACGGAATATTACACCAGTGCTCATAACTCGTTTAGTTCTCCATCGAAAGATGCATCGAGTATGTCGGGAAGCTTTTGGCTTTCATTCTGAGATATGTAAATTTTTTGCATTCCGCCTAATAACTTCTTTTGGAACTCTTCTGGTAGGTTAACGAAGAACTCACTTATAAAGAGCTGCATACGTCCTTCAATGCCGAGGGCTGCGTAGTGCTCCTCTTCACGGTTCTCGAGCTTACGTTGCTCGCTAGCTAGCTCTCGGAGGGCTTTACTAATCGACGACAGGTCTTTGGTAAGCTTCGTGTCGTATTCTTCTTCGACGCCAATTTCTCGGTCGAGGCGTTTAAGCCGGCGCTTGAGAGAACGTAAGGTGGTCTTGATAACAGTACTAGCAGAAAACTCACCATCGAGGTGTTGCTCATCGATTATGGGCCAAATAAGCATTGACTTCATTTCAAGGCAGAAAGAACAACCGTTTGTGCTCTTTAAGCCAAATCCGCATGCTCGGCAGCGTGGTGTATTTTCCATAAATTAAGCTAAGCTATTTAAAATAAAAACCTACCTAGAGAAAACATGCTCGACTGCAGAGGTACGGTAGGTGTGACGTAGAAAAACAAGGCATAGCACTCCATTGATCCGGTAGCCCCACTCATTCAGGTAGCGGCTACGTTTAGCAACCATGTACCTTTCTTCCCAAACTTAGACTTTTTTCTAAACGAGAAGTTTTTTGTTAGCGAAGCGGTAAAAACTTATCAGGCCTTGCCGGCCTTAGGCTAACGGCTTACCTAATGTAGCTCTTACGTTTGTGTAAAAGTAGTAAGCCTATATGTTTAACCGCTTACAATTTAATTATACCATTAGCCGAAAAACGTGTCAAGAGTTATTTTGAACTATTCGAGAAGAGTATGAAATCGTTAACTATTTTAGGATACTTAAAGTAGTGTAAAAATACAGTATATATATAATATACTAGTAGAGCTGTATTCTGTACTGCGCGCAACAAGGTTGCTTGCTTTAAGAAACAAACCTAAAAAGGTTAGTTTGCTTAACTTAGGTTTAAAGGTATTTCTTTTGTTGTTAGCTTTAAAGGGCTGAAAAGAAGGGTTGTACTACTATGTTCTTGTATTTAAGCCATAATCAAGGTTAGGGCGGGATAAGGGGAAATAACTACCTTATACACCTTAAATATTAAACCGCCTTTAAAAGCCAATACAAGCCAACACAATCAAGCCAACCAACTAGCCTTAAAGTGATTTTACCTGTGCACTTATACACCTTGTGCCCAACATGTAGGCAAATTCTTACCCGGGAGTACCCCCCACCACACCGTATCCAATGTAGGCACACACCCACACGTAGCACATGTAGCACACTGTTCATGGTGTAGGTATATAACCACACTTACTTACATCGTATCTGATGTAGGCATAACCCTACCTTGTAGCCATGGTGCGACTTGTAGGTATAATCTTACTT